TTCATACTCCTTTAAAACAGTATCAAGTAGTTCTTCTTCTTCTTCTATACCATCTAAAATCTTATCTGCTTTCTTGTTACCTATACCTTTTATTCCTTGTATATTATCTACTCTGTCTCCAGTAAGTAATTGTATATAGAAAGATTTTATAGCTTGCTTCTCGGATACTTCATAAGGTTCTTTGTCTTTAGTCCAGTTGTAATGTAGACCACTAATCATATCTAAGTCTTTGTCTTTAGTACAAATTACAGTCTCTCCAAATTTTGCTGATGATTGCTCAATACCCATTGCATCGTCAGCCTCTTCTCCATTGGTTAATATTGTATTGTAGTTACCTAATAGGTAGGTAATTATTTCTTTGTACTGTGTTGGTTTGTGGTTGGGGTCTCTATTACCTTTGTACTTTAGAGGTGATGGTATGTCATTTCTAAAATTATCTTTTCCTGTGAGATATATAACTAACATATCACTCTTAGTTGCTTTTTTAATCTTTTTTAAGACTAGATTTACATTATGTAAAGTGTGAGACAATGGACTAGAAGAGTATTTTAAATTCAAATCTTTCTTGTCTAATCCATTATCTTCACAATATGCTTTAGCCTCTTTAGAATAGGAAAAGATTTTTCCATCAGGACAATGCCATTCTCTTACGTCAGATGCAAAACCACAGCTATAAACTATGATGTCTCCGTCTACTAAAGCTCTCCTTTTCATTTTAAGACTCTATTAAATCTTTAACTTCGTCACCAGAAGTATAGTACTCAATCTTTCTGGCTACCTCTATTACAGTCTCAACACCTATTTGTACTTCAACACCAGATTTAGATGCAGAAGATAGTAATTCAGTAGCGGCAGATACTGCGTGTCTGCGTATGATACTACGTTCTTTATCCATAGTTCCTACTGGAAAGCCTACCATTTTCTTTTCTCCTGTAACTTTATCAGTTACTTCAGTACCACTTAGAACTTCGATAGTTCCCTCTATATTTTTATAGATTCTACCACCTGATTCTTTTTCTTTTACTTTGAACTTTACTGTATCTTTGTACCTAGCATCATGCTGAGGTAAAAAAGAATTGTACCATTCTCCGTCAATCTTAAATCCTTTTTGATTCTTTGATACGGATTCAAGCACTCCTTCTACTTCATATACTTCGCTCATATCTAGTACTCCTTATATATATTTTATAATACCCTATTATTATAACATGTATAATTTCAAATGTCAACAGTAGACATATCTGACCATACTTTTCCAGATTTTATCTCTATAGATAGAGGTACAGGTAGCTCTATATCATACCTAGACTGCAGTATTTTAGTAGTTCTATGTACCATTGCCCATTGTAACATGTTACAAACATTTTCTCTTTCTTCTAATTTACAATCAATAACTATGTTGTCATGTACAGTATTTATAATTTTTATACTATCAGTAAACCATATCTTATATGCAAATGCACCTAAAGCTATTTTCATAATATCTGTAGCTAAGGATTGTACTGGATAGTTCTTTATTTCCGTTGGTGAGTATTCAATATTTCGTTTCTTGTAATTTGTTTTGTGTCCATACTTAGAATCATACTCTCTAAATACTAGAGTTCTTTTTGTTGGTGAGCTAATAGCTGAAGGGTGCCTAGGTATACCTAATGGAGTCCTATTAAGTTTTTCTAAAGCATGACTATCATAATCAAACCACTCAGAACCTTTGTTACTTTTTACATAGTCTTGTAACTTTTCTTGCCAGTACTCTACTTCTGAGTATCTTGCATAAAAGTTATCAATGAACTCTTGAGCAAGAGCCTTTGGTATCTTATTTACCTCAGCCATGGTCTTAGCGCCTGCTCCATACTGTAATTGAAAGCTCAATGTTTTTGCTATACGCCTTTGTTCTGGAGTAATTTGGTGTTCAGGTGTTGTATATAGTTGAGAGGCTCTCATTCTATGTAGGTCTCTGCCACTTATTAAGTCTTTTATAAGATTTTCATCATTAGATAAGTATGCTAATACAACTATTTCTAGTTGTGAATAGTCTGCCTCTATAAGAAGACCATCTTTGTATCTACTTGGAAAACATTGACGTATCCTAGACATTCTTTTTTAACTCCGCATCTATAAGTATATTAATGTACTCTCTAGCTTTATGTAAATCCTCAAGACCACCTTTGTACTTCCAACGCATAACATATTTTATAACATTACCCTCTGCGTAAGGTATCTCATTCTCAACTATAAACTGTACAGGTTGTATCTTCCACCTTGAATAATGCTCTGGCTCTTTTATGTTATCTGGATTCATCACTCTATCTCCTTTCCAAAAAGGGTAGTTTGAAATTGGCAATCTACTGGTAGAGGGTTTTCTTGACCAAGAAAACACCATTCTCCAGTTGGGTTATACAAATAGTTGATAGTCCAATCATTCTCTCTTTTATCTTTTAAGCTCAAGTTTGCATCTATAATACCAGTTAAAATTACTATTGATACTAATAATAATATTATTATTAAGTCCTTCATTTTACCCCCTAGGACATGTATTACTTTGTAAGTCCTCTATAATTTTTTCAGTCTCTAACTGTTCTTCAATTTCTAAATCTATTTGATGCCACCAATCAGCATCTTGTTGCTCTTGCATTTTTTGGTATTGCTTGTCTTCATCTAACATTTTATTTACCTCTTTGATGTTATGTTTTGTATGTTTGGGTTTCGACATGATAACCTCCCAGTAGGTGTTTCTACGTGATTGAATGTTGGGTGTAATAGACCGCCATCCCAACAAACTTTAAGTAGTCCTGTTAAATATGTGTCTCTTTCTTTAGTTAATTTTCTATGCTCTTGGATACCTTTTAGCAAGTCCTGAGTATACCAAGAGCCACCTTTAACTACTAACTCATTTATTATATCATCTGATGTGGAGTATATGTTGGGTTTAGATGTTTCCCAGTTACGTTTTGGTGTGCGAAGTGTTATTAACTTTGTACTATTAGTAATCTTTTTCCACTTTGTTAATCCTTTTTTAATACCAGATTTATATGTTATTACCTTACCATTTTCATCTTTATCCACAACTTTTTCAATCCAATCAATATCGCCACCAAATATCATTTTGGATACCTGTTGTGGAGAACTTAAATTTATTGTCTCTCTAAGTTCGGTTGAAAAATGTACATTATAATTTATAGATTTTAAGTTGTCTATAATTTTATCTCTTAAATCATTTATTTCTGTTGTAATCTCAACTAAAAATACTTTAGCAAGCCCTTCATTAAAAGGTGTGCCATTGTACTCCATCATTATTGTAGACATTCTTGCTCTAAGCTCATCATATACTATATTCCTTTGCTTATTTTTTTCAACTAATTTCATTTGCTGTTTAAAAATTCCATTAGTTACTATTACATCGTGGTGCAAGTACTCAAGTAATAAATCTTTATCAATATCTTCTGTCTTTACTCCTGCATCCCATAATTCTTTTACCTTAGGTGGCTTTACTGGTAAGTTATAGTGTTTAGCTACATCATCAAGTGATGGATATTTCCATTGCTGACCACTAAGAATGTGTTCTACTATCATTGTATCCCACACAAGTATAGGCTCGTTTATAATAGCTTGTCTAAGTAGTTCAATATGATTGTCACCTTCTCTGTTATTTAATATATATAACATATCAAATGCAATATTATGCCCAACTATTATTTTAGATTCTGATACCTCTTTAAGCCACCTTCCTATATCTTTCTCGGTATCGTTGTTATTAATGCAACCCATATTATAGACATTACCATCTTTATAAAATAACTTTGGGTATCCTCTATCTAAAATTTTACTACTTAATATTCCAGTAGCAACTATACGATTATACATAAAGTGTGGAGAGGCTACCCCGCATTTAATTTTATCTTTGCAAAGGCTATTAACTGTAGTTTCTAAATCTATAACGTAGTAGCTCTCAGTAGTCATGATACAAACCTCGCTTTATCAGGTTCTAATTTTACATCAAACTTTCCATTAATTAATAGTTGGTCTCCACCACATATCTTATTCTTTGGAATGTATATATATCTTTTGTTTCTATCTGCAACAGTCTCCTCATTACTTCTACCTATGGTAATGATAGCATCACACTCCCCTTGAACACCTGTCTTACTTCCATACAACTGATTCATTTCTATCCATTTCTCTCCCTCTGCTGTTCCATCTGCCCATATAGTAAAAATTACAGTACAATGGTCTTTAGCCCATTGTCTGGCTTGCTCTCCTAAAGCTTGTACTCTTTGAGCCTCATTTAAGTTAGAAGTTTTTGAGCCTACTAACTTACTTAATTGGTCTATTATAATAAGTTCTGGTGGGTAAGTTCTAATAAGTTCTTCTACTTCAGATACATTTACACTTGCACTATCTTTAATTATAATTCTGTCTTTGCCACCTATTCTATCTTGATACTCTTTAACTGCTTTTGGTACGTCTCTAAATACTTCAGTTTTAGTTTTCTTTAAAGCCGATTGTATTTGTCTTAATCTAACTTTCTGTCCTCTTTCTTCATTGTTAATCCAAATGATATGTTTTCCCTCTGGCATGAGACTTGCCCTATAGGTAGCTTCACTTGCTAGTAAAGTAGTTTTTCCAGAGTCAGGTCTTCCACCGATACATATCAAATCCCCCTTGCTTGTATGTCCAATGCTATCATTTAAGCATTGTAGTCTCCAAGCATAACCTGACTTCTTACTAGCCTCCGTGATGTAGTCCTCAAGATTTTCATCTGTTAATACAGATGAGTCCTCTTCAAGTTCTGGAACTGCTAATGTATAATCTGAAAGTAAATCTTTAATAGGATTCATATCGCTTGATATGCCTTCAGCTATCTTAGCAGATTCATTAAATATCCTAGTGCCATAGTCCATGGTAATAAAGTGTTCAACTATATCAGCATTAGGAATAGTACCTTTATTTGTCTTACTATTAAGTCTCTTGAATATTAATTGATAAACTTTAAGTGCTTCCTCTGTCCATGAAGAATGCTTTACTGCACAAAACCAAGTATTAAAGTCTTTCCATTTTATATTGGTAAAGGTTTTATTTGCAGTGAAGTAATAGTCCATATCTCTTATTATAATATTACATTCTTTAGTTAAAGTATAATCTTTTATATATTTATTATACTTATAATAACTATCTTTATCAGATAGTAATAACAATATATCTATTTCCATATCAATCCCTCTATACAAGCATTTATGTCTTTATCACTCATGTCTTTAGGTTGCTTAGCAATACAAACCCATACATTATCATTTACTAATTTAACTTTATTCATAATCTTTACTCTATTAGATAGTACTTGATGATTATCATTATCTAACCATACTATTATTTTACCATAGTTTTCTAATGAAGGCAATAGTATATCTCGTAAACTACTGCTAAGACATGGTAGTGATGAATACCCACACTCAGCTAACCTTATAGCTGATACTATGTCCTCTACTATAATACATGTGTCTCCTGTGCCTATTGGGTTATAGTATCTGTTAGATTTTACCCATTCAATCAGCCACTTAGGGTTGCTACCGCGCCCTAACACAGCTTGAAGTTCTCCTGACTTATCAAACATAGGAAAGCAAATTCTACCATCAATAAATTTAACCTGATACTTATCAAGTATTTCCTGTGTTAATAAACTTCTTACTAAGAATCTATGTTCTGAAAGAATTGCTCTGCGTCTTGAGTAAGCTCTGTTTTTTCTATCCCAAGTTTTTCTGAGGTTTTCTTGTCTACTTCTACCAACTGTTGAAGAACTAGTTGACTTATAAAGGTCTCTCTCTCTAAAGACGTCTTCAACTTTTCTAATCGGTGTAGAGTTAGAAAAAGAATAACCACGTTTGCCACAGTGATGGCAGTAAGCAATGATAGAATCATCTTCATTTCTCCTTATGTATAATCGGTCATTATTATACCCTTGTTTACAATGGTGTATGTGAATCTGTTCTCCGCGACCAGAAGGTGCGAAAGGAACAAATTCTTTTAACTTTAAAAGACTCATTTAATTATTTAGTACATTCAATAATGTTTGCTCGCTGTCTTCAGCAGGTCTAACAAAATCTCTAACTATAGACTCGTCACTTTGAAGGTACACATACCTCAGCGAGCTAGGCATATAACTAATACCTTCTAGTTTCACGCCTTTACTAAATAATATATCAAACTCTTTTAATGGTTTCATTTTTTTATCTTTTTCAACTCTGTAAGCTCTATTCCACCAACTTATATTTTCATCTTCTTTGTTCTCGAAGAAATCAGTTGGTAAACTAAATCTAAGTATAGCTTTACAGAATCCAGATTTGCATTCTGCACTTTCTCTGTACGAGATTAGCTCTCCAGTCATACCTATAAGTGAAGTAAGTTTGTGTTCACTATCATTACAGTATTTACTTTTTGGTCTTTTAGAGTACTCGTAAAGAGGGTCTTTTGTATCTACAGCAGAAATGAAAACCATATCGCCTTTATTAATACCATTTTTAATACTCATCGGTATTCTCCTTAATAGTTATATAGTTATCAACATCTTTATAATCACACAAATCACTGACTGCCTCATCAAAACTTTCTTGAATGTCTTGGTCATATATAACAACTGAATCAGGACATTCTATAGATAAAGTATGTCTGCATTTTCGGCAGAGTTCTTCATGTTCTTTTCTTTCTTTATCCCATATTATTTCGCTTGAAGATAATATAGAATCACAAGATTTACATCTCATGCCTATCTCCTTATCATATGCTTTTGTAACATGTTACAAATTGCTATTTGTTGAATCTTTCAGCAAATACGGTGGCATACATTTCCTCTACTGCAAGCTTTTCAGCGTCATTAGGTAACTTATCATAGAAAGCTACTTCTAATGAGAACTTAGCGGAGTTATAAAACATAGCCTTTTCACCCCAACTTAACAGTGTTCTCGGAGACATCGTAAAAGACAGGTTTCCCTGCATGTATGAAGTTCTAACTAAGTTAGCTAGTTGAACCATATAATCTGCCATCTTGTCAGTTATGCCATCAACTTTAGCTTTTAGTATTGCTACTTCATGTTTCTTTTCTAGGTAATCTAATTGAATTGAGGTTCCAAATCTATCTAGTGTGGCAGTATTCCACACATTAGTGCCTGCAAATGCACCAGAGTCGTCTCCCAATCCCTTAGTATTATCACAGCATACAAATCTAAATCTACTGTCAGGACAGATTAATTTATCTTTTGTATCTCCTGCTTTATCAGTCAACATAAGTTTACCATTATTCTCTAGTAACCATTGATAACCCATAGCTATCTCAGGTGGTAATACTGTTGGCTCATCTTGGCAGTACACCATTCCTTCCTTAACAGATTCGGTACAAGCACCATCTTTCCAAATGGTTTTGCCATCTTCTAACACATACTGCCCAAAGATAGCACCGCTTTCCATATCACCTCTGCCATTAATTCTAACAAATGGTCTGTTAGTCCTAGCACATACTTGCTCAACTAGTGTTGACTTTCCACTACCTGTAGCACCAGAAATCCATACGTTATCTCCTAAGCTTAGACCAATAAGTAATTGTACTAATTGCTTAGGTTGGAACTTATAGTTTTCATCTACCTGTGGAATATGACATCTTACAGAGGCATTCCAATCTTCTAACTTGAAGATATCAACATTCACATCTGGAAAACCTTTAGGTACTTTAATGCCAAACACATTTGAGCATGAGTCTTTATTAGACTTAGACTTAGTAGGAGATTTTTCATTAAAAAGAGCATCATCTTTGATGTTATCAACTTCTTCATCAGAGTATTCTCTTTCTGATTTCATTTCTTCCACAAGTCTTTGTCTAAATTCATCTTCCATAACGGAAGTTGCTTTAGATTTACTCATGATGTACGTCCTCATACTAATTGCCTTGCAACAGGCGGTATCCTTTGCGTACTACTTCCAATATCTTTAAGGTCTTTGTAACATGTTACAAATTACCCGATAATCTTTTTCTTTATTAAAGATAATAAAGCAAGTTCTAATTCATTAGAATTATTAATAATTTGATGTTCTGGATAGAATTTACTTACATTATCATCTTCAATACCTATTCCATATATCTCTACTCCAGAACCTTGTATATTAGATACTATTCTTAATAGTGCCTCAGGTTGAGAGCCACAGTTTCCTCTATAACCCCCTGCAGGACAGCCATCACTTAAAACTATTATTATTTTTCTTTTACTTCTTTCATTTTTAATCCTATTAAATACCCACAATACTGAATCTGCATCTGCATTACAACCCATATAATTAGAAGATGATTGGAGTCTATCACATAGTAATTCACTTTGCAACCTTGAAGAAGAAAAAGGTTTGAACAGATAGTTTATTAAGAAATTAGAACCATCTGTAAATCCTACTAATTCGTGTCTAATATTAATATCAGATAAAACTCTACTAAGTAGTATCATTGACTTACCCATGTTTAAGAATTTACTTCCACCCATAGAACCAGAGCAGTCTCCTAATACAGTTACACATACATCTAAGCATTCATTGGTTTCACGTTTCTTAAATACTTTCTTATTAAAACCTCGTGCTTCAGTCATTACACCTCTATATAAATTCTTTGAATGCAATTTTCCTGACTTCTTCCCGTATTTATATCTATCTTTTGAGTTTATCTGCAATAACCTTAGAACTTTTTTACTCAAGTTATCTCCGTAACAGGCTTCCCTAATTTCTTTATAATCAGTTCTTGGTTCTAGTAAGAATTCAAACTCTGGAACATTACATTTATTATTATGATAATCCACAATACAGATATTACTATCTGGGTACGGAGTATGTTCAGCTTTCATCATTTTATCATAATTTATATGCTGTTTTGTATTACTAGTACGACTACCAGTATCTTTTTCTGGGTTGTGGTCGTGCATTAGTAACTGACTCCAATCAATTTCTGAGTCTTTAGGTGATAAACTTTCTTCTCCCTGAGATTCTGAGTTTTCAGAATCAGGACTAGAATCCTTTTTCTTTGAATCCTCACTAGATTCATTATCACTATCTGAATCGTTACCATTATTAGATTTCTTTTCTTCTTCTTCTGGATTTAAATCATATATATTTTTTATAATATCTCTAGCTAGAGCTAATTCATCATCAAATGTAACAACAGCATTTAATTTGTCTTTATACTTCCCATCTATTAATTTCTTGAGGTAATAGATACTTTCCTTATTACATATTGTAGTCATATACCTAGTGTGAGGTTCTATACTCGGCATCCAGTCCTCTCTGCAATACATGTCAAATAAGAATAATGACCTAAATATATCTTTCATTTGGTCTGACGGCATTGACCATAGTGGATTATCTCTCTGTTGTTTTGCAAACAGCTCTCTGCCTCTGGACATTATCTGCTTTTTCCCTGCGTATTCTTCGTAACCAAATTTCTCTTGTCTATAATCCTCTAAGACATTTAAACAAAAGCCAAAAGGAGTTTCAGTATTAAGACCATTATTTTTCACATAGTCCATAGCAGGTTTCATTTCTGGAACGTTATGACCTACTTCATGGTATAGCCATGCTCTCCACAAAGTCCAAGCATCATCTGACCAATCAGACTTTGGCATAGGTAGATACACAGTTTTACCATCAGTTCTAGGCATTGTTGTATCTCTCTCATACTGTATTGAGAGACCAGAGTGTTCTGCTAATGCTCTAGCGTGAGCCATTTCTCCATACACGTTTAGTTTCATTTAGCACCTCTGCTTTTTGTAACAAGTTACAATTTAATGTAATCGTTTTTTATCTGGTGGTTTTATCGAGACAGAGAACCCAGATATTTCTCTGTCAATTAAATTGCCTATTAAACTTATAAAAGCCATAGGAGTTAATTCTGTTTCATATGTATTGCATTCATTATCTTTATCCACAGATATGTAAACTTTTATATGTTCTCCTTCACTCATTTCACACCTCTTTTAAGTCTCTCAAGTGCATCAAGCTCATCATTACCTATTTTTATGCACTCGTCAACTAATAATGTAAGTGTAACAGCATGTTCATTTAGCACCTCAAGTTCTACTGCTTCAGCATCTGCAATACTGACACCAGAGTTTTGAAGTGCATTAATAAGACAATAAAGTACTTTCTTGTTAAGAGTATCTTGGTCATTAAGATTAGATACTTTAACAGCAGGATTACTAACCATAGTAACCATGATTCGTTTAAGTCTTTCTTTCTCAATTACGTTCATTTTTTCTCACCTCAAAAATTTTACTAATCTAAGTATATGTTAAGTACATGATTATAATAACAAAGTTCACTGATTAAGTCAAGCTAAATTACTCGACACCATGAGCAATATATAATTCTATTGGATAGAAATCCTCCTTTTTTATACTACAACCAAGTTGTCTAAGTGCAATATAAATACACTGCTTGGCAGTTTTAGTTTTATTTCCCTTTGCCCAATAGATTTTTCCCGATAGGCTTTTTACTTTTTCTACTGCGTCTTTCATTACCTTTCTCCTTATAGATAGGTTGTGAAGAAATCAGTTTATACCAAATTTCATATTGTTTTTTATTCAAATTGCACCGCCACCACAAGCATCAAT